TCGTACAGCACCCAAGCTGGATCGTTACAATAAACCCTTGTTGAGGGTACTGTTCCATCAAAAACTCCAGTAAATTTCAAACTACCATCTGCCCTTACTTCGGCATTATGAGGGATTTTTATCTTTCTACCTCTTATGCGAAACATCACACTTGGCGTTGATGGGAATTGCTCTGCGTCTACTCTTATTGCTACATAGGCAGTGTTTGGAAATCTATCTGCTTTGTCTTGTATTTCTGTATAACGTAGCCATTTTGAGCCATTTTGTAGTTTGGGACTTGTACTATCTGCTGTTATTCTTCTTACAGTGAGAATAAGTGGATAAGCATAATCATCTGGAATATCAAGCATATAATCTCTGAAATAAGCGTTAGGTGTTTTTCCGCTAATTACATTGTCAATAAAGGTTTTTACTGTTCCATTGGATTGTGTAATTTTTATTTGATGTCGAACTTTAGCCCCAACAATATCTCCATCATCTTTAAATTTTTGTAAGGCATTGATTTGTAGAGTAACTCTTATCCTGTCAACTGTATTGTCTATTTGTCTATTAAAATTTACTCCACTTGTGAGTGGTAAATTTGGTGTAAACTCAGTTTCAGTATCTTTAAAACCTTTTATCTTTGGTTGATTTTCTGTTCCATATCTTGCCTCCGTAAAAACATCATTAAAATTAAATTTATTATTTGCAGGGTTAGCAACAGCACCAGCAGATGATTTAAGCAGTGGTGTATTATTTAAAAAAATATCTTTCTCAAGAGTCCTGTTATAAACAGCACTGCCTCTGGTTCCTGATGCTGAGGGGAATCCTTCAATCTCACCTTCACATAAGACATGAACTTGTAATTGTCTTTGAACACTTCCTAATTGATCCTTTGGTAATTTTGGATCAGAAATTCTGGGATTTTTTTCTGGAATTGGCATTAATCAGCAGTCCCCTCAACTTGGACAGTATCTACACCATTAGACACAACAATACTTCCCACAAACCTCTCTCCATACACCACAGGAACAGCTACACCACTTCTGCTAATGTTTGCAATACCATTAAAGGCAAAATTACTTGCTGCCATTCCAGAATTTAATTCAACACCAGAATCATTAAAACTTCCCATATCAACTGAGGGGGTCAAAAGAGAAGTAATACCATCTATTGCCAAACTTGTTAAAAGAGTGGTCGCAATACTTCCAAAAACACCAGCCGCACTTAAAGCAGCAGCACCAGCAACAATTGCGCTACCAACAGCAGCAGCGGCAGCTGCAACGGCAGTAGCGGTAGCGGCAACTCCAGCTCCTACAGCAGTAAAAAGAGGAACTAGAAATCCAGATCCTGTTACTACTGGAATTATTTGTATATCATCCTCACCTTTCATATTCATCATATCTTCTGATATTTCTACATTTCCCATTTTTATTTTGTAGTGATGTTGGTAAAAATGAGCTTCAACTTCTGGAAAATTAGCAAGTAAAAATCTAAAAGCTTCGGCAGGGGTGGAGACATTAGCCAAAAATGTTGACTGTCCTAAAAATTTTTTTAGTTTGCCATATAGTTTTATTTTTCTAAGGCTCATATCTAAAAACCTTTTTTGTTATTTTTTGATATTCTAAATCAAATATCTCTCTACAACTTAGCTTACCAATGACATGATGTAAAATATTTTGCTCTCCGATATACAAAGCAACATGGTTTAATTTTTTATGAATACCCTCCATTAATAAAATATCGTTCTCTTTTATATCTTTTGAATCAACTTCATAAAATCCTGACCCTGATAACACTTTTTCAAAGTATGGATTCTCTGCAAACTTTTTTATCGTTTTTGGTCTTGGCCATTTTTTTAAATCAATATTTAATTTTTCTTTGTAGTAGTCACAAATTAAAGCCCAGCAATCCATATTACCCCAGCTCCATTGTCTCCCATATAAGCTATCTGGTTTCCAGCCATTAGGTCTGAAAGAGTGCCAATTATTCATTTCTAAACTGTAAATATGCCATTCAAGTCCACTAAACTCACAACCAGCTTTATCAGTTTCT